GGGGAGGGGGGGTCGGGGGGAGGGGAAGGGGGGCCGGAATGAGCCTTCCAAATCGCCACGCCCTGGTCTCGAATCTGAGCATCCTCGAAGCGGAAGTCGCCCGCCGAGACGCCTACAAATTCAAGCAGTATTTCCCTGACGCGGGGCCGTTCCGGCGCGAGCTGTATACCGGCGCCATGGAGTTTTTCCGTGGCGGGTTCTCGTATCCAGAGCGCCTGCTGTTGGGCGGCAACCGAGTCGGCAAGACGGATGCGGCGGCGTATGAAGTCGTGCTGCATTTGACCGGGCTCTATCCAGATTGGTGGGAGGGCCGACGCTTCAGCCATCCCGTCGAGGTCTGGGCGTCGGGCGATACCGCGACCACGACACGCGACATTCAGCAGCTCGCGCTCTACGGCCCCATCCCGACCGCGCCACGGACAGGGATGATCCCGGCACACCTCATCAAGCACGCGAGTGCCAAGACCTCGATTCCCAATGCGGTCGAAACGGTCTGGGTCAAGCATGCGTCGGGCGGGGACTCGTCGATTCAGTTCAAGTCGTATGACCAGCGGCGACTCGCGTTTCAGGGCACGAGCAAGCATGTGATTTGGCTCGACGAGGAATGCCCCGATGACATCTATACCGAATGTCTGCTCCGCACGCTGACCTGTGGGGGCATCACGATGGTGACGTTCACGCCGGTCGAGGGCCTGACCCCCTTCCTGCAAAGCTGGCTGGAGCATGCCGTCATGTTTCAGGATCGGGATGTCGAGAATCCCCAAGCGGCGGATGCCATGGTCTTCTCCGGCGCCGACGAGGAGCCCCCGGCCGATGTCGATGGCCGGGAAACGTCGGAAGCCGAAGAGGCCCTCCCGATTGCGCGCCGTCAGAAGCTCGTGGTGATGATTGCCTGGGATGAGGTGCCCCATCTCTCGAAGGCGGCGCAAGACCAGATGCTCTCGGAAATCCCCGTCTACCAGCGGGCGGCGCGCACACGGGGCATCCCGAACCTGGGCTCGGGCGTCATCTATCCGATTCCCGAGGAAGACATCAAGATTGCGCCGTTCAAGATTCCCGACCATTGGCCACGCGGCTACGGCATGGACGTAGGCTGGAACTGGACCGTGGCACTTTGGGGCGCCTACGACCGCGAGACGAGCACATGGTATCTCTACCACGAGCACTATCGGTCGCATGCTGAGCCGCCGGTGCATGCCGCAGGCATCAAGGGTGTCGGGGACTGGATTCCTGGCCGCATCGACCCCGCCGCCAACGGCCGCAGTCAGGTGGACGGCCGACAGCTCATGCAGCTCTACCTGGACCTGGGCTTACAGATTGACTTTGCCCCGAACGGCGTCGAGGCGGGCATCTATAACGTCTGGACCGCGATGACGGCAGGCCAAGTCAAAGTCTTCTCCACCCTGCGCCACTTCTTCACCGAATATCGCATGTATCGCCGGGACGCCAAGGGGCGGGTCATTAAGAAAAATGACCATGAGATGGATTGTCTGCGGTATTTACTGGCTTCTGGCGTAGAATGGCTGGCAGTCGCGCCTGCCCATGAGAAGGCGAAGAAGGGGCCAGCCGACGAGGGGCATCCGGATCTGTGGCTGAGTTGAGGAGACCATCATGGCTGATAATGTCTACGAGAGCGCGGCAGGGATGACGGGCACGGCGCCCAAAGACGAGTCCAAGGCCAAGGGCAAGCTCGTGAGTCTGGATATCGAGTGCACCGATGACGGGGGCTACATCGTGCGCGAGAACTACCGTAGTAAGAGTAAGGACACCTACGGCGGCCCCACTGTCAAGAAAGTCGCCTCCAATCGCCAAGAGTTAGACGCGATCCTCGACGAGTGCCTGGGGCTCTCAGACGCCTATGAGGAGGAGAGCAAGACGGCGGAGGACCAGTGAGGTTCGCCAAGCCCATCCGCGTGAAGGTGCCCAAGTTTCATGCGGGTGTGCGCAAGACCTTCCGGCTCGCCAAGACGCCGCCTGTCAAAGTGCCCAACACCGCGACGGCGGCGTTACGCCGGATGACACGTAATGCGATGCCCAGCGCCCATCGCACCTTCAAATAAGTGTAACCATTACACTCGCCAAGCTAGAGGAGGCCGAGTGGACGAAACACAAGCTCTACGGAATGAGCTTCGAGCCCTATTAGATTCTCTGACCGAGCGGATGGAGGAGCGTTTCGATGCCTCCGCCGACCTCTCAAAAGAACGACATGCTGAGAATGTCACCCGCCTGGGCCGGATTGAACTTGAAGTCCGGATGACTAATGGGCGGGTGACGCGCAATGAGGAGCAAATCCGCACGCTTCAAGAAACGAAGGGCTGTCCGCTCTCAAATGGGATGGCCCAGATAGCGGGTAAAAATGAGGCCGTGACGTTGGAACGGCTCCGGTGGTATCTTGTCGTCGCCGGAAGCAGTATCGGCGGCACCATTGCCCTTCTAAAACTTGTGGGGAAACTATGACTTCACTCCAGCGCCTTCAGCGATTCCTCCTCCAGCGTGCCGCTCCCGCGTTCGCGGGCATCCTCGTAGCCTTGGTCCTGACGGATGTCGTAGTCCATGCTATCCAGATTATCGACGCGGGGGCGCCCTATACCGTCTCAGTCTGGGACCGGCTCGGGCAAGCTGTGACCCACCCTGTCACAGACTTCTGCGTGACGGTCGCTGGGCCAAAAGGCGATCCGGGGCCTGCTGGGGCCGCTTCGACGGTGCCTGGACCTCCAGGACCTCCCGGACCTCCAGGCGCGAACTCGACCGTGCCCGGACCCCCAGGTCCTCAAGGAGCCGCCTCGACAGTGCCAGGGCCACCTGGACCCCCAGGTATCTCGGGTGTCTTCGACGGGAATGCGACGAGCGGCACGCTCTCGATGCGAGGCGGGGTCGCCTCTATTATCATTCCGGCGCCTCCCACTGGCGCGACCCATCTCGGTGTGGTTACGGTCGAGCCAGACCGGGGAAACTCGAAGCTGGTCGCCGGGACCGGGGCCAACTGTAGTGTCGGCTACCACGAGCTGACCTTGGCCTTCGACGGCACCTTCAGCTATGGGAACCGGGCGCTCGGGCTCAACGAGGCGCTCTGCGTGGTCACGTCGAACAACACCAACCTCCGATTCTCAGGGACCTATCTGGTGAAGTAGGCCATGCGCAAATGCAACTTTCCTCCCATGGCCGTGGCCTGGGAGATTCGTCGGAAAAGGTGGGGGCCGACTGGGCTGTCGCCGGACGGAACGAAGAAGATTCGCGAACTAGCAGCGCTTAATTCGGCCCGGATGTGGCAGATTCGCCGGGAGCGCTATGGGCCTTCGGGCATGTCCCCCCAGGTCCTCATCCGCTTCCGTGAGAAGCAACGTGCCGCCGCGCTCAGGCGAGCGAAGCCCAAGCCCCCGTCAGTCGCCCTGGTGCCTTCGGGTCTTTCGTGGCGGCAGCGGCAGGCGCGGCTCTCCTGGGCGATCCGGCACGAACGCTATGGGTCATCAGGGATGACGCCTGCCGCATTGGCTCGACTAAAGGCTGCCCAGCCCCGGTTAGCCGAAGCCAGACGGAAGGTCCCTAAGATTCCTAAGTGTCATCGGGGGCATCGGTTCACTACAAAGAACACTCGGGTCTATAACGGCAAGCGCTACTGTAAGGCGTGCGCGATACTGAGAGCGCATCGTGAGCGTCGAAAACTTGCATGGAAGGCCCACATCCAACGGTTGAAGATGGAGATGATCCAGGCCCACCCAGATAAGGGGGGGTCAGAGCGCGCATTCCATCTCGCCCGCCGCCGTCTGCAACGCGCATTAGCGCGGCTGAAGCATTCAGCATGAGATACAACCGCCTGAAAGACCTCGTGGCCGGGGTGGCCGGGGGACCCTTGAGCGTCAACCGTGCCCAGGTAGGCATCGGGGGCGGCCCCAAGCCGTTGAATGACCATGCCTTTCTTGCGAACGGGCTCGTGGATGGAGTCTGGGGGCTGGTGCAGCTCGACCGGGATACGGGCTGGGTTCCCCATATCATCGACCCGAAGGGTGCGACTCGGATTGGCGCGGGTGGGGATAACTGGGCGGCGACCGTGCAATCCCAGCCCCCCGTCACGTATGGGGTTATCGCGGGCGTGCCCTTCGAGGAGAATCCGGCCGAGCGCTACGTGCTGGACGGGGCGCTCGATGGCGGCCTCCTGTTCCTGCTCGTGACCCCGGACGGCGCCACCTTCTATGCCCGCTGGCCGGATGGGGTGGTTGATGAGTGGCTGATTAACTCAGGCACGAACCTCGAAAACGTGCGGATGGCGGCCGGGGCGTTCGTGTATCAGGAGAACAGCCTGCTCTATTTGCAGCTACGGGGGGCAGGGCGCAGGCAGGTCCCTACGGTCGATACCCCGTTCGAGCCCATGACGTGGGAGGATTCGCACGGGTTCAGATGGTTCCTGTATCACAATGACGCCACCTACATCCAGTACGGGTACACGGCAACCGGGTACCAGTTTGGCGGCAGCTATGCCCCCGACATGTGGATCGGCCCGACCGACGCGGCACAGGTCGCCCTGACCCTCAGCCCCGGTGAGGCACCTTCAACCATCCAGCTGGTCGACATCCAGCTGGGGACAGGGGTAATGCCTATCTCCCGTCCGATCGTGTACCCCCCGGTCGTCCCATTCGCCCGCCGCTTCTACCTCGCTCCTTTCAAGGACCTACGGGGCGTGTCGGGCAGCAACAGCGAAGTGGTCATCGACGGCGCGGCTCAACAGGCAGTTCGTCCGTGCTGGGTGGGGCAGGACCTAGACGGCGGCTGGACCTCCGTAGACCGGGCGAACTCGCTGGGACGGCTGATCGGAATATGCGCGGAGAGCCGAGGGGACCTCTCAGGCTACGCGCATGCGAGAGCCAAGGCCGACCAGCTCAAAACACGAGTCGCATGGTGGAAGGATGGCCCCGATCCGCTCGCCCCACCCTCGGATTTACATGACTGGGATGAGCTGTGGGCCGAGTGGTATGTCTTCAAGGAGCATGGTGAGACGTTGGCCATCGCTCTGGACCGCTGGAAGCGGGAATTGGACCTCGCCCTGGCCTCAAAATGTCAAAATTTGGCGGGAATTCCGCAATATTTCACGCGCGGGATCTTTTCTGACCAAGAAACGGTCGATATTATTGGGGCGGCGCTTGATTTCTTCCGGAATGCGACCCCTCGGCTCGTCATCCTGGCCCCTTTTGAGTATGACCGAGCCAATGGCATCACGGGAAATGTGGCGTGTGCCGAAATGTATCGCCGTACGCTGGCGGCCTGTGTCCTGGGGCGCCCGAGCCTGACCCCGGCATGGCCCGACCCCCCGCCACCCGTCCACTCGACAGACCTCTTACTGTATGAGATGATTCGCGCGTCAAGGAGTGCCCCATGAGTGACCCGTTACAAGCGACTCGTGTCCTGTCTGGCGCCCAGCTCCGGCCGGTCGCCGGGGGGTTTGCGGCCATCATTACCAACCCGTTGGACATCGACTATTTGGGCCTCCCGCCCAAGGGCACCCGTCTGCCGGACGGGAGCGGACTGCCGGGTCCCGATGGTCCCTGCGTGCTATCAGTTGGGGAAGACAATCGCTTCAGCATGCGGAAGCTCGACCAAATTGGTAATTTCGAGACCGCCGTGAAGCAGGGGATGTTTCTGGTCTATCGCTGCTGGGGCGCCAATGATATTCACCGTTACCCCATCCCGTTCGCGGAATAGACCCGATATCCATGTGCTTCCGGTGAACGACCTCCGAGAACACGTGGAGGAGCGTCAGTGCTGGTGTGGACCTCGGCTTGAGCTGGTGGAGCGCACTATGCTCGTCATTCACCAAGCAATGGATGGCCGCGAACTCGTGGAGCAGCATGGGCTAGTGTAATGATTACACTTCAGGACTACTACGCCTTCGGGTCGGGCGGGTCGCCTGCGCCCGTGTGGCCGCCGACGCAGCCCCGCGAGCCGTTGCCGCCTGACCCCGGCGCCACCGGCACGCAGCCAGGGCCACCCGAGGCGTCCTGCTGGTCCTCGAATGGCGACTACATCAGGACGGAGCCCTCGAATATCCCGACGGCGCCTGACCGGCGCTGGCATAGGGGGAACTTCTGTGGTGTGCGGGTCCCCGGCTATACAAGCAGCAGTTGTCTGGACAAGAGCCTGCTCTTTACGTGGGAGCTGACTGACAATTCGGATGACCAGATGCGGCTCGCCATCGACTACTACGTCGATGTCTGTGGCTACACCCATCTCGTGCTCTCGCGCCCCCAGACGATGAATCAGGGCCGCACGCTGGCCGATTTGATTCGAGTCGCGCTCTACGCCAAATCCAGAGGGCTCTTTGTCATCATCGTCGCGGTCTCTGACGGCGCCCCCTTCGCAGACGCCATCCCCTGGCTCGAAGCGTGTTTGGCGGCGGGCTGCCTCGATATCGTCTGCTTTGCGTGGCAGGCCGACAAGTGGTATCAGCCCGAGGAGATTGTCCAGGGCATCATCGATAACGGAGAGTGGTCCCACCCCCGGCAACTGCTGACGACCACGCATTGGGGCGGCGGCTATCCGGGCTGGGCGGAATCCTGCGCGTGCTGGGATGCCGTGACCTACGTGCAGTGGGGGATTAGCGACCGCTTCTCCTTTCAGCGAGTCCTGGCTCCCTACCTCGACGGGCACTATGGCCAGTGCAACACCGAGGCGCCGATTGACGCCGTGCAGTCGTGGCTGTTCAAGTGCTTCATCGCCATGCCGCCGCCCATGTTCCTAGTCAGCTCGGAGGAGGACGCCGAGGCGGAGTATGATGAGCCCTATCAACGGCTGGAGCGCTACGGCGACCAGAAGGGCCTCCTTGCCACCTTCAGCTCTCCGGATGGCCGAGTGAGCTACCTCAATGGCGCACGGCGCTCGAATGGGAGAGTCTGGTAATGGCAAAGAAACGCCCAGTCAAGAAGGGACATCCCCTGTCCGGTATGACGGGGGCGCTCACGAATCTGCCCTGGTGGGTCCAGGGGATTGCTTGGGTGGGGGCACCCGTGGCCGGATTTGGCTGGGTCCTCTACTTTATTCTCGGGAGCTTCAACGTCCAGCTTTCGGCAATGAACTCCTCGCTGACGGCCCATATTGCCGCCTCGTCCGCAACCATGGATTTGATTCGTAAGCACCTGGAGGATGAGGTGCAACAGCGGTGGATTCAGATCGGTATTGAGCAGCGGACCTGTCTCAACACCAGTAAGACCGATGCAGACCGTATCGCCTGTGCGGGGTTAGTGAGGGGCCAATGACCTACAATCGTCGGCAAATGGTGCGGCTGTTGGCGGGTATCGCGGCGTTCGTGAGTGGGCGCCCCGTCAGTGGTCAATACAATCAGATGTCTCAGGCACGGCGGTCGAATCCCCCGCTCGTGCTCGTGCTTGATGGCCAAGAGGTGGCTATCGAGGTGGTGTATCACGGGCAGCGCGTCACCGTGACTCCTCAAGAAGTCATGGACGCACTACGGAGTAAATAATGCAGCCGAAGTGGATTCTGAAATCGAAGACGATCTGGGTGAATGTGATTTCTGTCGCGATTCAATTCATCCAGTGGTACTCTGGCCAGCACGTCGTTGATCCCGTTTTACTGGCGACCGTCACAGGAGGATTGACCCTCGTGCTTCGATGGGTGACGACTCAACCCGTGACACTCTCGAAAACCCTTTCCAGTTAGGAGACGCCCGTGAATTTCCTCAAGAAGTTTGGCTCGATTGTTCTCAAGCTCACTGAAATCGTGGCGGGCGTGGCCCCCACGGTCGTCAAAGACTTCCCTGGCGCGTCCGGCGTCGTCCAGATTATCTCCAAGGACCTCGCGGAAATCGGCAATGTCATCGGCCAAGTCGAAGTCATCGGCCAAGTCCTCGGGACGGTCGGGGCCGACAAGCTGAAGGCGGCCGTGCCGCTCGTGACCCAGGTCATCCTCTCCTCCTCATTGATGGCTGGGAAGAAGATTGCGGACCCGGCAAAGTTCCAGGTGGCGGTCTCGGAAATCACCTCGGCGGTCGCGGATTTGCTGAACTCGCTTGAGGGCTCCATCACGTCGGCCAACCCGTAGTGTAATCATTACACTCGTTTTGTGTTGACTCTGGAGACGATTGCGCGTGTAATCGTGTCCCATGGAGGTTCCGAATGGGGAGTAGCAAAGACCGGCCGGGGGGGATGGACGACCTCAAGTTCAATCAACCCAAGCCGACAGAGAAGACGCCGATGATGAAGAGTGAGATGGCCGAGGTCGCCAAAGTGGCGGCGGGTCCCGTGGATAGCAGCAATAGCGGGATGCACATGAAGACCCTCTCCGGCGACAAGAGCTGACGATGGAGGCTCCCCGCCGCGATCCGATGATCGACGCCAACCCCATGGACCGGCTGAGCCGGGAACAATGGGCGACGGCAGTTGCAGCGGTCATGTCCTGGCTACCGCTGCCAGCGATTGACGCGATTGTGGCGGGGGGCGAAGCGCGATTCTTCACAGAGGCCGGACCTATCCTCCAGGGCCACGCCTTCAAGCGGTCAGACCTCCGGCTCATCTTCAATGTGCTCTGCGAGGTGGCCAAGACCCGATCCCGAATCAACCCCCGAGAATTGCTGACGAGCCTCTCCGGATGAGCCGCCTACCCCGATCCCAGCGTGTCGTCACCTCGACGAACCCATTCATCCAACAGGCGTTGGAGAACTTCCGGATGATTGCGGAAGCCGAGGGGCCGTTGCGGGAACGGATGGCGTCGGATATGGAATTCCGTGCGGGGAATCAGTGGCCGGGGCAGACCAAAGCCGAGCGGTTACAGGATGGCCGTCCGGCGCTCGTGATTGACCGGATTCCCCAGTTCATCCGTCAAGTCACCAATCAGCAGCGCGCGAGCCGCCCTGGCGTCCAGGTCGATCCGGTCAATAGCGGCGCCTCCGTCGATACCGCCGAGGCGCTCCAGGGCATCATCCGGGCGATTGAGCGCGATAGCGATGCGGATGTAGCCTACTCCACGGCCTGTGAGCATCAAACGACCATGGGCCGGGGCTACTGGAGGATTCTGACTGAATACGCCGAGGATGATAGCTTCGAGCAGATTATCGTCATCCGGCGCATCCCGAATCCACTGTCGGTCTTCATGGACCCGACAGGGATTAAAGCCGACGACTCCGATGCTCGCTTTGCCTTCATTATTGAAGATGTCCCGACGCATCTCTTCGAGCAACGCTGGGGGTCAGCGGCGATGTCTGACTGGATGTCCTTCGTGGCGGCGGGTAATCGCTCGCCTGAGTGGATGCCCGAGGGGCGCGTGCGGGTCGCAGAATACTTCTACAAGGATGTCTCCCAGGAGGAAATCGTGCTCCTGGCGATTCCTGATATGAAGACGGGGGCGGTCAACCCCGTTCAGTTCCGGGCCGCCGACCTCCCGTCGGCTAAGGAGATGCCCACGAGTTGGAAAATTCTTGAGCGGCGGGAGATTGAACGGGTCCAGGTCAAGTGGGCCACGCTCACCCCGGTCTCGATTCTTGAAGGGAATGACGATAAGACGGAGGGCCAGGACTTCCCGAGCCGCTACATCCCGATTGTCTCGCTCAAGGGCGACGAGCTGAACCTCAACGGCGAGACGGATTTGCGGGGCATGGTGCGGGATGCCCGCGACCCGCAGACCATGTATAACTTCTGGGCGAGTGCGGCGACCGAGCAGATCGCCTTGGCCCCCCGTGCCCCCTATATCGGCTATGCAGGTCAGTTCAAGGGCTTTGAGGGGAAGTGGAATACGGCGAATCGCCGGAGCTACGCCTACCTCGAAGTCCAACCCGTGCAAATCGCCGGTCAGCCCGCTTCCCTGCCGCAGCGCCAGCAATACAATCCCGCGATTGAGTCCATTGTCGAGATGTTCCGCTTGGCTGACAACGACCTGAAGGCAGTCATGGGCCTCTATGACGCGAGCCTCGGGCAGTCGGGACCCGAGCAGTCCGGCAAGGCGATTCTCGCGCGCCAGCGGCAGGGAGAAATCGGGAACTCGAATTACATGGATAATCTCGGGCGGTCGATTCGGCACACGGGCCGGATTCTGCTCGACATGATTCCTCGCATCTATAGTCCCCAGCGGGTCGTGCGGATTGTTGGGGCGGATGGTAAATCCAAGCGCGTGATGGTGCATGTTGGGATGCCTCCGGACGACGCCGAGGCGCTCCAGGCGAGCCAGGGCATTGCGGGCATCTACGACTTGGGTGTGGGGCGGTATGACGTGTCGATTAGCATGGGCTCCCAATCGACGCGGCGGCAAGAGGCTGTGGCCTCCATGTTGCAGCTCATCCAGTCCTATCCCCAGGCCGCGCCCATCATCGCGGATTTGGTCGTCGCGAACATGGACTGGCCAGGGGCGGAGGAGATTGCTGCTCGTCTCCGGCGCACGGTGCCCCCCGCGATTCTGGGCGATGATGGCCAGGGCGGCCCGCCTGTGCCCCCACAGGTCCAGCAGGAGATTCAGCAGCTCCAGCAGACGAATCAGCAACTCATGGAGCAAATCAAGGGAAAGATGCTAGAGTTGCTGTCCAAAGAGCGTATCGTGAAAGCTCAAATCGAATCCGCCGAGCGCATTGCGGCTCAAGGCGATAAGGCGAAGATGCTTGCTGCCGACATTACCGCCACGAAAGGGGCGGATGTCGAGGGCATGAAGGCGGAACTCGCGCTCTTACAGCAGCGGCTTGACCACGCCCAAGAGTGGTATCTCACCCTGGCCCAGCAGGCGGCACCCCCTGCTGGACCTTCACCCAATGGCTCTGGGGGCGCCCCCGCAAGTGGCGTCCCAACCCCAGGAGGCATGTAATGGCTGGGCAGATTACGGCGACTTCAACGACGGATGACAAGGCTGCCGTGCAGGCGGCGCTCGATGCGACCCAGCAGACCCAGGCCCAGGTGGAAGCGGACCTCCAAGCCGAGGGCGCGAGCCAGACTCCAGCCGGAGAGACGCCTCCTGGCGACGGTGTAACCATTACACCGAAGGCTAAGACCGAGACGCCAACCGAGGGTGAGCCGCCTGCTGGAGAGACGCCGCCTGTCGCCGCGAGGGCGACCGAGGGAGACGATGAGGACGCCGAGGAGGACTATGAGCCTCCGGCGAAGCCCCCGTCACGCAAAGAGCGCATCGAGCGCCTGAAGCACCAGCGGTGGCAGCTCCGGCAGGAGAACGAACGCCTGCAACGGCAGCTTGCGGCCCTGAATCAACCGGCCAAGACCGATGAGCCGGTCGCCCCGAAGTTCAGCAAGCCGAAGCCCAAACTCGACCAATTCGAGACGATTGAGAAGTGGACTGAAGCCCTGTCTGACTGGACGGAGCAGAAGGTTCAATTCGACCTCGACCAACGAGACCTCGCAGTCCGCTCGCGCATCGAAGCGGATTCGCGCTCCCATGCGGAGTCGGAACTCATGTCGCGTCATCTTGCGCGAGTGAATGAGTTCAAGAAAACGCACCCGGATTTCGATGCCGTGACTCAAGAGGCTATCGAACAAGGCACGCACGAGAAGCTCACGCCGCCTATGAACGTCCACATCCTGCACTCGGAGATGGGGCCGCAGCTCATGCTGCACTTCGCCCGACATCCAGAGGATGCGGAACGTATCGCGGCGCTGCCACTCGGGCCTGCCATGGTCGCGATGGGCCGCTTGGAGGCCAAATTGGAATCAACCGGCACGCCAGCAGCTCCGACGGCTCCTGCGGTGCGGCCCACTCCGAAACCTGCGCCAAAGCCGATTAAGCCGATCAGCAATAGCGCCACGGCGACGACACAGAAGCATCCCGACGAGATGACCCAGGCCGAATACAAGGAATTTCGGCGCCGGGGAGGCGGGAAGGCGCCTTTGTCAGCCTAATCCAAAGGACGACTAGAGACACATGCCGAGTGTAACCAATACACTCCTCACGATTACGATGATTACGCGCGAGGCCCTCCGGGTCTTGGAGAACTCGCTCGTGGTCCTGCGTTTCGTGAATAAGGAGTATGACAGCAGGTTTGCCGTCGAGGGCGCCAAAATTGGCACCACCCTCAACGTCCGCAAACCGCCCCGCTACATCGGCCGATTGGGCCAGGGCTTGAACCTGGAAGATTCGGTCGAAACGTCGGTGCCCCTCGTGCTCGATACGCAGTTTGGCGTGGACATTCAGTTCTCGTCAGCGGATCTGGCCTTGAGCATTGACGACTTCAGTAACCGCTTCATCAAACCGGCCGTTGCGACGGTCGCGAACAAGATGGATGCGGATGTCACGGGCCTCTATAACCAGTTGTTCAACGTTGTCGGCACACCGGGCACCACCCCGAATGCGCTGTTGACGTATCTGCTGGCGGGAGTCGCCCTGGACAACAATGCGTGCCCCATGGACGACATGCGGTCCATGTTCTTGACGCCGCTCATGCAAGCCTACATCGTCGATGCCCTGAAGGGCCTTTTCCAGCAGTCTTCGGCGATTGCCGAGCAGTATGTGAAGGGCGTCATGGGCACGGCAGCGGGCTTTGACTGGGCGATGAGCCAGAACTTGGCCACCCATACCGTGGGCACCTATTCGGGCACACCCCTGGTCAACGGCGCCTCCCAGACCGGATCGTCCATCATCACGGATGGCTGGGGTGCGGGCGTCTCGAACCTGAACAAGGGTGATGTCTTCACGATGGCGGGCGTCTACATGGTGAATCCGCAGTCGCGGCAATCCACCGGCGTCTTGCAGCAGTTCGTGGTGACAGACCCGATTTCGGATACGGCTGGGGCGATGACCATCAGCATCTACCCGGCGATTGTCACTTCCGGTGCGTTCCAGACCGTCACCAATTCGCCTGCGGATAACGCAGCGATTACGGTCGTGGGCGCCTCGGGCACCGTCTCCCCGCAGGGCTTGGCTCTGCACCGGGACTGCATCACGTTTGCGTCAGCCGACCTCCCGCTGCCTCGCGGCGTGGACATGGCAGCGCGCGTGACCGACGACCAGTTGGGCGTCTCCATGCGTATGGTGCGCGCCTACGACATCAACACCGATAACTACCCCTGCCGTCTTGACGTGCTGTATGGGGTAGGCGTGCTGCGGCCGGAACTCGGCTGCCGCGTGGCTGCATAGGAGGGCATGCACATGGCACTGACCCTCACTACGCTCCGCACGGCCATCACAGCGGGGCAGACGAACATCCCGCTCACCAGCGGCACGGGCATCAAGAAGGGGCATTTCATCCGCGTCGATAGCGAAATCATGCGCGTGGATGATGACTCCAGTGCGAACAACCCGCTCGTCGGACGGGGACAGGAAGGCACCAACGGCGTGGCCCACGGCATCCTCGCGGATGCGGTCTATGGTCCCGCCGTGGATTTCCCGGTCCCGATTCCGGACATGCCCATTCAGAGTTATGGGGCGGATGGCGCGATTGCCATCCCTGGCAATGAGTCCCTGATTCTGATTGACAAGGCCACAGCGGCAGCGCTGACGATTGCCAATCCGAGCTTGGGGCAGACGGGCCTCCGTCTGACCATCATGGCGGAGACGGCTCAGGCGCATACGGTGACGGCTCCGGCCGCCACTGGGTTCAACGGGGGCACGAGCGCGAGCGATGTCGCCACATTCGGCGGCGCCAAGGGTGATAACTTCATCATCCAGGCGGTCGCCGGACAGTGGAACGTCGTAGTCGCCAAGAACGTCACACTTGGCTAACCACACGGGCGAGGGGCGGGCAACCGTCCCTCGCTACTCTCTATGAAACTCACTGGCCTCGTCGGCGTGCCCTGTCGAGAACAAGGGCGATGGGCGTCCTTCGGGAACTGCCTGGATGACCTCATTTTGCCCCCTTACGTCGATATTCGGCGGGCGACGAATAACTCCGTGGCCTGGGCGCGCAACATGATCGCCCACGAGATGCTCGACCGGGGTGCCGAGTGGGTGTTCTTCCTCGACGATGACCAGATGTTCAAGCCCAACGTGCTGATGAACATCCTCAAGCACCCCGAGGACATCGTGATTGGGCATACCCTGATGCGGTGTTTCCTCAACGGGGAGAGCTTCTTCCGGCCCATTTGGTCGAATACTGAACTGTTTCTCCCCCCGTTTCCCCAACGGCCCCGGTGGGACCCGGTAGTGGAGATTACGCTTGAAGCGAACAAGATGATGCGTCTCACGTCGGGCACTGGAGGCGGTGTGCTCGTGCGGCGCCGAGTCTTCGAGACGATGCCCTTTCCCTGGTGGACGATTGGGCAGATTTACCCCGATATGTTCTGGGAGGATATCTGGTTTTGCCAGGAAGCGCGCAAGGCCGGATTCGAGATTTGGGGCGACCCCGATGTCATGTTTGGGCACGTCATCCCGACGACCGTATGGCCCTACAAAGACGAAGACGGCAACTGGGCTACGGTTCTCGCCAATGGCTTTCAGCCCTTCCTCCTTCAGCCCTGGACGACTGTGAAAGTGCCGAAAGTGATGCCATGATGCGATTTCGACAGCTCTGCCTGATGCTCTTGGGAAGTGTAATCATTACACTTCCGGCGAGCGCACAACAGGTCTCGAAGACGATTTCCTCGACCACGGATGTCGTGAGTTTCACGTTGGGAGCAGGCGCGACGGTGCCTGCAACGTTGGCGGCTCAACTCTCGGGCACCTGGGTGGGCACGATTCAATTCGAGGGCAGTGTGGATGGGACGCACTTCGATCCTATCCGCCTCTCGAATGAGACAGACTCGACCACTTCGACTACGGCGACAGCGAATGCGACCTATAGCCTCACCAACCCTGGGATTACGGTCTTCCGGGTGACGGCGCCTCTCTGGACGAGTGGCACGGTGATGGTGACGGTCCTCCAAGGATCGGAATTCATTACCGTGGCGAGCGCTCGCACGAGCGTCGTGACGGCCAACGGGGGGATTGTCGTCTTCGACCCCATCACAGCGCCGGGGAGTTCACAGGGCATCTTCCAGGTGACGGGGACATGGGTCGGGACCCTCCAAGTCGAAGTGACCTCCAATGGCTCGGCATGGTCCTCCGTGACCGGCGAGAGCCTCTCAACCGGAAATCTCGTGTCGGCCGTGACGGCGAATGACATCTTCAAGTTCACGAATTTTGGCTATTTGCAGCTCCGGCTCCGTGCTTCGGCGTGGACCAGCGGTGTGGCAGCTATCACCTTCGCGGGGAATACCACGGAGGTGAATGGCCCGCTGACCGTCATCAATAATGGCGGCACGGGAGCCCCAACGGATGCGACGTATATTCTCAAGACGGTGAGCGCGAGTCTCCCGAATGCCCAATCGCTGGGCACGTTGACCACAGGGCTGCTCGTCAATAACGTCTCAGGGGCCGTGGGGACCCTTTCCACCTATCTCGGAGGGGCCTGCACGAATCAGTTTGTGCGGACCATCTCAGCCAGTGGGCTCGTGACCTGTGCCTCGGTGGATCTGGCCAATGATGTGACGGGCAATCTCAGCGTGACACACCTGAATAGTGGGACGAACGCCTCCTCCTCGACCGTCTGGTGCGGAGATGGGACGTGGTGCACCCCGGCGTCCTCTGGGGCGCCTGTGGATGCGTCGTATTGGACACGGGTGGCCGAGTCGGGGCTGTCGAATGAGACGGCGCTCGGGCTCTTGGGCACCGGCATCATTCTGAATACGACCACGACCGGCGTGCCGACCATCTATGCGGGGACGACGTGCACGGCAACCTTCGTGCGAGCCTTGTCGGCATCTGGGGTCGCGACCTGTGAGAAGGTGAACCTCACGGCGGCGGCCGACATCACCGGCAACCTCCCTGTTACCAATCTGAATAGCGGCACCGGGGCGTCGGCGGGCACCTTCTGGCGCGGCGATGGGACGTGGGCCTCGCTTTCGGCCTCCACGGCACTCTCGTCGATTACGGCAGCGGTCGCGTCAAATACGATTAACAGTTTGGACTTCCCGCAGATTTGGAACTGGGCGATCACGACCAATAACCGGATTGCCTTCAAGCTTGGGGAGGCGTCGGCGTCCTCTGCGGCATCGCCACGGCTAGTAGAGTTGACGAATGCCCTGGCGTCCACGACTACACCTTTATACATCGACAATGTGGCTTCTACTGGGGGCGCAGCATTCACACCCTCTCTTGTGATTGAGGATCATGCCGGGGACTCTTCGACACAAGCGCCTTTTGTCGTCTCGTATAACGGGTATGTTGGGATTCAGGATTCGACTCCTGGTGTGCCTCTGTCGATTGTTAACACAGGAGAGAACGACATCATCTCCCTAAATTCCCCCTCCCCAGTCAATGTCTCCGTGGCATTGGGCGTTTATTCCACGAGCCATGGGGGGATCGGCACGACCACCAATCAGGATATGGTGATTTTCTCTGGTAATCACGCGGATCGCACGCTGACGGTGAGCATCAATAAGTACATCCAGGTGAGCCGGACGCTCCCGACGACCCCGACGAAGAATAACCTGTTCGCCTGGATGGGGAACAACGGCCGGACGGCCGACAGTCTGAACCTCATTGGCTTTGGCTACAACAGCAGCGAGACCTACGTCCCAGCCTATATCGGGTATCAAGAGAAGTCGGTCAATAACAGCACCCATGGGAACCTGATTTTCGCGACCCGCAACGTCGATACCGACACCATCCCGACCGTGCAGCTCACGATTGATGGGACTGGGGCCGCGACATTTACCGCCAATGTTGATGCGGCGACCTATAGTGTGGCAAGCGTGGCTGGGCATACGGGGGGCACCTGTTCAGCCTGGACCAGCGGCCTCTGCACGGCGGCGGCGCCAGGGCCATCCATGGCAGAATTGCTCAATCAGATCCAGGCGCTCTCAGCAGAACTCGCGGCGGTGAAGTCCCAAGTCCAAGGAGTCAAATAGTGAGAAAACTTCTCTTGTTCATCATCATCCTACTCTGGACGGGGCCAGTCTTCGCCCAGGTGATTGACACGCAGTCCGTGTCGGCTCAATCGACCGGGGCCTGCGCGGCGGCGAGTTCCTGTGCGGTCTTCCAGATTGGCAGTTCCCCCTCGGTCACGCTCCAGGTCAGTGGTACGTTCTCGGGGACCCTCACCTTCGAGGCCACGAGTGATGGCACGAACTGGAATACGGCGACCCTGACCAAGATGTCGGATAACTCGGCAGTGACCTCGACGACTAGCACGGGGCAGTTCACCTTCAGTAACGGTGGTGCCCTTCAGGTGCGAGCGCGAGCCACGGCTTGGACTTCGGGGACGGCGAATGTCGCGGCGACTCGGGGATTCTCCCTCGCCCGTGTGGTCTCTGGCGGGTCGGGAGGCATCGGCACCGTCACGTCCGTAGCGCTGTCGCTGCCGTCGTTCATCTCGGTCTCCGGCTCGCCGGTCACGACGGCGGGGACATTGGCCGGGACGCTGGCGACCCAGACCGCGAATGTGGTCTTTGCGGGGCCGTCGTCTGGCGGCGCGGCGGCCCCGACATTTCGCACTCTAGTCGCCGGTGACTTGCCTGCGGGGGTGGGCACCGTCACCAGTGTGGCGACGACCAGCCCCATCACCGGGGGTCCCATTACCTCGACCGGGACCATCGCGTGCGCGACTTGCGGCGTGACCGGGAGCCCCCTGTCCCAATTTGCCGCCACGACCTCGGCGCAGCTCGCCGGGGTGATATCCGATGAACTCGGATCAGGTAAAGCCATTTTCGCGAATGACGGCACATCGGGACAGGTCTTGTCCACCAACGGCAGCGGCACCCTGACCTTCGCGGATGTCATCCAGTCCAATACCACGATTGTGAATAACATCAAGTTCGCGAATGGGAAGGGGATTACCACCGATATCCACACGAACGATACTCTCCCATTCCAAGCCTACGATACGGATGATTTGGTCTACCGGACCTTTGCAACGTTGACGGCCGGGACCGTGCCCAACTTTGACATTGCATCCCCTACAGGCGGCACCTTGAGCTTCACGCTCGGTAGCGATGCCACGGGGGACATTTTCTATCGGAACAGCTCGGGGAAGGTGGCGCGACTCGGGATCGGGTCCTCGGCCAACGTGCTGACCGTGGCGGCTGGACTACCCTCTTGGGCGGCGGCCCCGGCCGGTGCCACGGTGGCCCAGATTGGCTTCACCGTGGATGGCGCGGGCGCCCCGATTACGACCGGCACGAAGGGCTTCATCACTGTCCCCTACGCCTGCACGATTACGAAGGTGACAGTGCTCTCGACCGATGCGTCGGTCACGTCGGGGTCGATTGTCGTGGATATCTGGAAGGATACATTCGCGAACTATCCGCCGACCGTGGCCGACACCATCATCCCGTCCGGCACGAAGCCGACGTTATCGAGTGCGACGAGTTCGCAGTCCACGTCCTTTACGGGCTGGACCACGAGCATCTCGGCGGGGGATATCCTCGGGTTTCATGTCGATTCCGCTTCGACTGTGACCCGCATCACCCTGATTCTCCAAGTCTCTATCCCATAGGAGCGTTTGTGGCCCTGACCAACTTCTACATGCAGACGACCGGCAGTGACTTGAATGCTGGAAGCACGACGGCAGACGCCGCCGCCCATACCTATGCGGGCGGGACGTTCGTGCGCGCCACGGGCGTCTTTACCGTGGCCAGCGGCAACCCCTCGTCTGACGGCGTAGCGGTCGGGGATTGGGTGTCCATCTATACGACTTCTGGGGCCGTAACGACTAAATTCGTCGGGCAATGCACGGCGCGGGACACCACCACCATCACGGTGGATGTCACCACGAACAAGATGGGGTTGACAACTGCTGTCAGTGAGACGGCGGCGGCTACGACTGCGAAGGTAGGCGGGGCGTGGGCCTCTGAAGTAGTGCTCGCCAGTGGGGGGCTCGGGAACTTTACGTTTGGCTTCAGCGCCAAAGTCAACATCAAAGCCGGGACCTATACGGTCGTGGCGTCTCGAACAACCCAATTTGTCGGGACGGTCCTCATTGCGGTCTGGCTCAGTGGCTACAACACAACTCCAGGCGACCTCGATAATGACACGACCAACAGTCTCGCCAAACCCGTATTCGCGATGAACTCGACATTCACGATGACCTTCACCTCGAATCTCATCGTGGTGACTGGGCTCAGCTTTACCGGATCGGTTACGGGGAACGTCGTGAACTTCAACGGCCAGTCCATGCACGTCAGCCGGTGCCGAGTGGAGAACACAAGCAGCAATGCCGGGGCCGTGGCGGCGGCGGCCGGACAGGCGACTCAAGTCTACCAATACTGCTGGTTCAAGACGCCGACGACCGCGACGACCACCGGCACATTCAATGCCCAATCCTCTGGCCCGACCTTCTACGGATGCGTCTTCGAGGGGGGCGGGATTGCGGGGTTGAACGGGACCACAGGGGCCATGATCCTCGTGGATTGCGTGTGCTTGAACAACACGGGATCGGGCGTTCTGGTGACGACGGGACAGTTGACCATCTCTGGACTGACGGTCATCTCTGCGACTGTGGACGGGGTGAAGTGGACCTCTACAGTCTCGAATGGCTCCTCTATCACCCGGAGTGCCTTCCTCTCCTGCGCGGGAACTGGCATCAAT